TGATTGTATTGTGTGCTTCGTTCAACTCTTCCCTTTGCTTCATTACTAAGCTCTGTGCTTCGGTCAATGGAATGTTGGATGCTTCGATTGAGCTCAATGCTTTTTCGTTGTTGCTCTTGAGCTCGTTCCACTGTGTTAATGGTACGCTGATAGTCTGTTCCATTTGGCTGGTAGAGGATATATCCTGCGCAAAGGATGAGGACGATGCCAATACAACCGATAATAACATAGCGGTAAGTAGAGTTATCAAATAATACTTTGATTTTGTCATACATTATACCCCTCCTGTGTAGTCAGTAATTCCCCTAGCAATGGCACGCACGATAGTGTCTAAATCATTAGTTAGCATAGCATGGTCTTCTTCGTTATCAATGAATGCCATTTCAACTAATACTGCAGTTGCATCCGTACCATTTAACACCCAAAGGTCATCCCGTTTCTTAACGCCACGATCAACTGTATTAATGCTTCTGATGATTTGGCTTTGGATATCATTCGCTAATCGTTGTCCATTAAAGGACTTGTACAAAGTTTCTGTACCTCGAGCTTGCGTATTAAAAGCGTTGCAGTGTAGAGATACAAAGATATCTGCGCCCCAAGCATCAGATTCAGCACATACAAGACCTAAATCATCATCTTGTAGAGTGCGAACTTCACATCCTGCTGTTTCTAGATAGCGTGCTAACATCTTACCTGCATCACGTGCTACATCACATTCACGAGTACCATATACAGGATTGACTGCGCCACTGTCTAAGTTGATATCATGTCCAGGGTTTATAAATACTTTCATCACTTATTATCCTCCAACTTATCCGGAATACCATTATTATCTTTATCTATCCATAGTGCCAAAAAGCCAACTAAAGCAGTCAAAACACTAGGAATAAATATATGGTCGATAATGTTTATTCCCACATTAATTAATTTATTCGTTTCGTCAGATACATAACCACTAATGAACGCCATTATGTATTGAATAACAACCAATAAAATAGGCACTAGCATTATTAATACCAGTGCCCTTGTTGCTAATATACCTGTAGGGTGGACATTAGCCACCCTAACAGATTTAGTTATTTTTTTTAACGTATTAATGATGGTTGGTGGTGTGTTCATGTAACTCCCCCTTTATATCATCAATACGATTCTCAATGCCATCAACACGTGAAACCAACATAACATGTTCAGTGTATGCTTTGGTGCGTTGTTCACGGGATAGTTTAATTTCTTCCTTTAGATCTTTTAAGGTTTCTATTAAGCTCCCCATCTTTTCTTGAACCATTAGATTATCTTGCATACGTTGCAAATCTAATTTTTCAAGCAGCGGAATAACTAATACTTTATACCCTAGCCCGGCAACAACACCGACAATAGATAGCGTAGTGAGGATATCATTTAGCTCGAACTGCCAAGTCCACATCTTCGCTCCTTCCTATTACAAATATGAGTTTTCGTACTCTCTTCCGGTCCAATTAATATAGTTACCACTGATATCCACAGCTTGCGTGCTTGTAGGCGTATTAATTACAACAGTACCTTGAGGATAATCTACAGTAAAAGTGATATTTTCAGGCTTGCTAATAACAAACGTTAAGCCGTCGTATTTATTACGAGTACTTCTATCTAAATCTTTTACAAATTTAGGTGTATCCGCTTCCATTTCCAAAGTATCGATTTCTGATTTACTCCACTTGCCAAGCCAATTGAAAGAGGTTTCGTTGTAAGCGTTAAGTTTTAACACTAATTTTCGACCAAATCGTAAGAACTTAACACCAACGGTGTTATCGTATACTTCATCCGCTTGCATTGTTATAACACCAGGAACAAAGCTATCAGCAACTTTTTCACCAGCGAAATCATAGTATTCGAGAGCAACATTATCTTCCCCAAGTTTAGGAATTGTAATAGTTGCTTTGCCGTTATCTTGAATTTCAAACTCTGTATCAGTTGCAACCACCTTGACTTTATAATGCGGTTCACCGTTCACTAATACTTCTGTTTGACCTAACAATGCAGCGCCAATAGTTAATGGTTTAAACCCAATTTTAGCGGATACAGTTTGTTCAATAATAGCACATAGTACATCGTCAACATCGCTAGATTTACACCAACGATTTAACTTGAATAACATTTGTTGCGCTTTTGTAGCAACAGGGCTTTCGCCTTTAGGACCTCGCTTACCATCCTCACCTTTCGGTCCGCGAAGCTCTTCTTTTTGTTCTTCTGTTAAATCTTCGAAGCGGAGTGCATCGCCTTTAGGACCTTTGAGTTCCGCCTTTTGTTCTTCCGTTAAATCTTCGAAGCGTAATGCTTTTCCTACAGGACCTTCAGGGCCTTCGTGTCCGTCCGCTCCACTACCACCACGCATACCAGGAACGCCTACATTGATAATGAATTGATGAATTTTTTCCACTTCCACGTCTTCAATTCTTTTAGTCGCTTTTTGTTCTGCCATTTTGAAATCTCCTTTTTCAATGCATACTTACGTCAGGGATAATATCCATACTTCCCATGACTAACTTAATTGTTTGTTCCTTAGTGATGAGGAACACATCGTATTTACACCGAGTAAATGCTCGGTTGATACCTAATGATTGTTCACTACTAATGGTTACGATTAACCGGTCGCCATCGACTACGCAATCAGGCTCTAAAATAACATCGCCTTTATAAGTGCGTATTTTACAAACACCCCTTGCATCTGTAAAATCAACATCACCTATCACTTTGTACGCTCTAGCCCAATCATCGCCGATGTGTAGAGTTTCGTTTAAGCGCTTAACAAAGTCCATATTAATCGCCTACGCTTTCTTAACTGCGATGCAAACATAGTTTGCAGTACCAGGAATAAAGGCTTCAGCGCCTTCTCTTCCGATATATCTATTATCTTTCCAAAGACTATCTTGCCCTTTGAATTTTGCGCCTACATGGACTCTCCTACCTTCTCGCCAACATTCAAGGTTAATATAGTTATAAGCACCGCCTTCTTTAACATCCCACAACCAACCTTCAACGTTAGATTGGTTCATGCTTAATAGCCATGTGCATTCGTTTTCAGTAAAGCCTTGCGGAATTGGTAAAGTTTCACCATGGTTAATCGTCCCACTTGTTACGCTAATATCGGAAAGAGTCATAAAAGGCCTAAGTTCTGTGCCTTTGTCTTTTCCGTACCAGCCAGGACGATTATAGCAGCACAAATTAGCTTGTGATGTTTGTTGAGAAGAGCCGATATCCATATTTTCGCCGTTAACGCCACCTACATCAATAGAATGCATTTTATTAGTACCGCCATCTAACTTAATAGAGGATTGATTACGCTTAAACGTGATATTGCCTTTCATTGTACCGCCTGCTAATGGTAGACAACTATTCAGAGAAGCGTTAAATCGTGTTTCAGCTGCGTTAATTTCTTCAACTAAAGCAAGTTGCCGAGCACCGCCAAGATTTTTGTTATACCAACCAGGACGGTTCATAGAGCAGATGCTCATATTTTCAACAGAACCATTTGCGCTATCACTAATACCAACATCAAGCGTTCCTCGTTCTGTAATTCGAACAGCACCTGAAAATGTTCTGTTGTTAAGTTTTAACCATGAGCCATTTTCTAAAGTAACATCACCTGTTACTGTACCACCTGTTAGTGGTAAGAACTTTTTCATGATACCGCCATGTGCGTTAATGTCGTTCTCGTGTTGATTTAAACGAGCTTCCGTTAAATAAATGTGGCTTTTAGGATTAATTGTTATAGACGCATTACCAATACCAATGGTAATGGTGATAATCTTTTCATCAATACTACTATTAGGCGGAACATAACTTGCATCACTTCCGGCGTTCGTGTATGCGAACAGTTTTTCTTGCCCACCCTCACCTAATTTTGCAAAAAGCCCTAACTCACGAGCATAATAGCCACGAGTTAAGGCTCTATTATTAATAGTAGATACAACTTCGATTTCACTTGTAGAAATTGTATTAACAGCAGACACTTCACCGTCTACTATTTTTGATACTAAATTAGTTAGGTCATTTATATTACCGCTATTCAATAGGCCTTCGCCTAATGCAACTTTGGTAAAAATAATACCTTTTTTAGTTTTAAAAGACTCGGCAATCATATTCTTTCCGAGTTGAGTTGTTGTAATAGCACCGTAATTACTCATCAATAACCTCCGTATTCATTACACTTTTATTATGTCCGTATTCATTACAGACATGCCGATGTACAACCCTTCTGATACGCTTATTCGTTTATCAGAGGCTGCATATTTGACTTTAGATACTGTACAAACCGATACAATTCCACCTATACAAATTTTCGAATTCGATTTAAATAAATGTCCGACTATATAGGTTAAGTGAGCCGGTTTATACTGCTCTACAACCTTTCGCACTTCATCTACTGCAACAGCAGTTTCCATTACGATTTTAAATTGGTTTGGAGCGGTATTTTCAATAACCTTAGCATCACTTGTAGGTACAACATTGTTAACCAGCTTTTCTAATTGAGGAGTTGTAACGGTCTGGGCACCTTGAATCTTAATTAATAAATTCTCCCGCCGCTTTTCTAGCGACAAGTCTTTATCGGTTTCAATTCCATACACGCGCTCCCAGTCATTTAACCCCCAAGTTGCCGTTTCAACAAACATTTGCTTGCATATATCAATGATAAGTAGCCGTAGTTTTTCATGCTCCTCGCTAAGTGCGTCTTGGGTAGACTTAAAGCTTTCATCTTTTGCTAAAAATCTCGGCAAGTATCTAAGCACATCTACTTTATAGGTTCTTAAGAGTTCGAATATCATTGTATATTCACCGCCCCTAGCATTGGCAGATCATCAACATTGATTACGATACTCCTATCAGCGTTATTAATCCGTAGGTTTTGGTAATCAACCGCCCCTGCATCAAGAATTAGACTGCCTATTTTAGCAATTGAAAGTTTGATCTTTTCATCTTTTGTAATCACCATCTTCTCAAGCTCTATTAAATAGGCATGCATGAGTTCTTTAAACTTAGCCAAGTTAAAATCGCGGCCGTCTATAGTAGCACTCACGTTGATAGGTTTGATAACTGCAGATGATACAGTAACCATCGCAGTAGTTGGTCTCACAGACTCTATATAGTCTTTAACTGCTTTTACTAACTTTTCAGACGCAGGTTTAAATTCACTATTTACAATAATAACCTTAACTGTCCCCGGTCCTGCCCAAACAGGTACAATCTTCGCTCCTCCAACACCAGGAATAGACATCGCCCATTCGTGATAATGCATTGTATTTCCGGATGTACCAGGGTATCGAACATGTAATAAATATCGCTCTCGCAACATATCATCAGTCTCTTCTTCAAACCCATCTGTGGTAGCTTCACTATTGTTCGCAGAGCTGATGCCTGGTATAGACATCGAGATTGTCGTTATTGTGTTTGCATTTACGTTCCCTGTGATACCAGGTTCAACTGCTCTGACTTCAATGCGTTGTACGCCTTTAACTGTATGCTCAGCTAGTGTTTCAAATAAAACACCATCCGCTGTAGAAAATTGGCTACCTTTTGGTATTACACCATTACCTTTAACAGTAAGAAATCCAACTGCGTGCGTAGCTACTTTACGGATTACCCCAGACTCTTTAGCCCGCATAGTTAAGAAGTCGCCATATGCAGTATCCCCAAAGGCTACTTTATACAGCTCGCCTAATTCCACATACGTTTTCATGAACTCAATAGCATTAGACGAAAATACATCATATTCAAAAGTACCTTCGAACTTACTCATTGGAGACTTACTCTGAAGCTGAAGGCTTTGCAGTATCTCGTCAGAATTTGGAATATTAAACATTTATATTGAGCCCTCCATATATTGTCGTTAATTCAATTTCACAATCAACCTTATCATGATCAGAGGTAAATTCGACACTATCAATAGATTTAATGTATGGATTTACCATAAGGCACTCGATAATTACACGTTTAAGCTCAGAATACCGTTCTCCAACACTCATAACTTTACCTATAAAAGGCTTCAGCTCAATCCCGTATCTCGGAGAGTATGCGAGATATTGATTACGTTCAGTCTTAAGAGCTTTATATATCCATACTTTTAATGCTTCATCGCCTGTTAACTCAATTCGCTTACCGGCGTGATACTTAAACCGGTCAATATCAAAGTCCCAATCATACTCTCGGAACAAAGGGAGCTCTTCAGTGACTTCTTCCACGGTTTGACCGAGGCCAACAAATGGGAATTCTGTACTCATAATTTCACCACTTTCTGCCCAATGTAATATAATTGTTCCTCTTGTCGATAAACAGGAAACACTGTTACCTCATCTCCCACCCGGAGGGTATCAGTCATGATAATTGTATCGGTATAATCGTTATGGATTTCGTGCGTATGACTGGCAAACAAAGCATATCCGCCGCCACCAGCTCTAGGCTGAGTTTCACTAACAATATGACCTTTAGCCTCTCTGTAATGGTCAGGCTTCCAATAATCATTGATATAAATTTGATCATTTGTAATGTCGATGTTATCGACTCTGACAACTAAATTAGGATAAGGAGAGGTAACAACACCTATACGCATCCCCATCGGCTGCTCTCCCTTGGCTATCCCGTGGAAAGCATCTACCATTTTGGCCATAGAATGTGCGGCACTAGGAATATCTTTAGACATATCGGATTTCTACCTTTCTTTTGGAACTCTTTCTAGTAGACCTTCGACCTTTTCCTTTAGAGGTTTTACCACCTTTTTTCGCTTCACGTTCTAGGCGTTTCTTTTCCTTTTCTTCTAAAGAATGGTCTACCTTTTCTTTCGTCATTAAGTTTTCAAACTCAATCTCGAGTTTCATAGTATGTTGCCCGTCTTGGAAGTTATGAGTATCACTTTTAATCCAAAACTGCCCACTTAATTGTGTTATGACATCTTTGATTTCAACAGAGTACGAAGAAAGAGCATCATAGTCGCCTAAGCAGTCGATTACACCTGTCCGTTCAGGGCCTTTGAATATGTCTTTAACTTCCTCTTGGGTATTCTTGTACTTACCTTCTTTATATACAGCTTGAATCATAGAATATTTTTGAATTTGGTCGTCCTTACTTTCGTATCGGATAAGGTTGCCTTTATCGTCGGTAATCATAACCTTATTAATCATATTCTCGATTGACTCTTTATAAGAGGAATCAGTAATATTCCGATATTGGTCAATGACTAATCCCTCTATTAACGACCCTTTTTCAATAACATCTAGCTCGTCGCCTTCCATCATTGATTGGTATTTCTTATTAGTCTTTTTAGCTGCCTCGGTATAAGCCATAAGAATGATTTGATAGCCAGACTTGTTATTGGCAATAAAAGTTATTTTTTCGCCAGTTTCAGCAAGATTACCTACTTTAATCCCCATTTCCTTGCACACAGCTTTAGTTATGTCTTCAGCAGTCATGTTGGTAAACTTCCGAGTAGTTTTTGATTTACTAAGAATAAACATATTGTCATAACAGGTTACTGTGATAGTAGAAGCTGAAGTCTTGCGTTCCGTAGTATATATGTTACCTACAAATTGTATATCACCGTCTTCGGAATAAGCTTTAACTGTTTCGCCTATGCCCATTGCATATACAGGCCAATTCGGATCTCTAGGCTCCTGCGTATACGTAAACTCGAGTTTACGAGCGGCTTGGATACGAGAGCCGGACCAAGTTGCACGATTAACAAGATATGTTATGTCATTCTCGACAGGTACTTTCTTATCCTTGCCCGTTTTTTCATCTTTAACAGTTTTAGTCCCAACGTGTTTAATAATCATCATTTCACCTTTAACTTTCTGAGCTGGCTAAGGTTATTGATAGCTAGATTCTTCAAATCATTAGATTGAATGATGCGTTCATAATGCTTATAGTTGCCATAGGCTTTTTTAGCAGCATCTAAAATATCCGAGCCTTTATTAAACAAAGTTGCGGTAGCCGGTTTAGTTGCGATTGTCGGGCGGTCCTTTAATCCCGTTGTCTCGTCCACAGCTTTACTTTCGTCGCTAGTTGTTGATGTGTTTAGATCTTTGTACTCCTTAAAGCTCAACGTAAAATATAAATCACCTGTATTCTCTTGCTTTTTCCAAGGAAAAGACATGATTGCCATCATCAAGTTAATGGGCCCGTCCGAGATAATCACTCTAACGGGCTTTTTTGATTCTTTCCACTTCTCGACTAACGCAATAAGTTCGGCAGGCTTACGTTTATCCCCTACAACAAAAGGATATTCCTTTGCAGGGAAGAATCCCTCGAAAGACAATGTTTTTAGTTTAGGATTGCCAAATAAAAGCACTTCCCCGACTTGCGTAATATCAACGCTTTTATTCCCTTGCTCGGTGCCTACCTCATACTTAGAAGGTGTAATAGGCAACACGAGGCGCTCCTCTCCTTGGGAGAGGATAATTGTAGGCTTTGTACTTCCTCCTTTGCCTGCTATAGCAGATAAAAGAGATAGTGCCCTGCCTATCCCGCTTACAAATTTAGCCATTATACACCTCCGTAGTTACTTTCTGCGGACTCGATCATAGAGAATAACGAATGCGCAATGCGGTCAATATCTGCTTCTTCTCTTACAACAAATGTATTTCCACTAATAGAATATTGATTAACAGAGTTGGAGCCGTTTAAACTATTCGCAATCATCTTTTCCGTTGTTGCATGAGGATAAATTCTACTGCCATTTGGCAAGTCTACAATTTCACCGCCTCGTTCGTTGATTTCAGTCCAACCACCGCCGAAATGACTTGTACCAGTTGCATGACCTGGAATACCTGTTACTTGAGAACCTCGTGCTTGAACAGCGCTTAACGCACCTCCTACAGCATCGAATACACCGCTTGCTGCACTTTTAATAGGACTCCATACATTTTCATTGAACCAGTTAGCAACGCCGGCCCATACGCCTTTAATGCTTTCCCATGCACCACTAAACACGCTTACAACGCTGTCTATTGCAGAACTAGCGAAAGAATACACAGGTTGCCAAACAGTATCGTTAAACCAACTTGCAACAGGACCAAATATCGCTACGATGCCATCCCATAAGAATGCATATAAGCCAACAATCGTATTAATCACTGGGGCACAAGTTGATAAAATACTATTCCACTTTTCGCTAAACCAAGCAGTTAAGCCTTCTAAATTATTTGTGATGCCGTCATAGATTTGCTGTGCAATTTCTTCACCAAATATAGCACCGCCTACACCGCCTACAAGACCACCAATAGCACCGCCAACAGCAGTTCCGGCACCAGGAATTATAGAACCTAAGGCAGCGCCACCCATAGCACCTAATTTCGCTCCGGCTAAACCACCGGCAAGACTACCACCTAAACCAACTCCGGCACGAGCTTTATCATCGCTCGTAGCTAAATCATATGCACCCATAGCTAACGCTAACGGAAGTGCAATTTTACCGCCGATTTTAGTTAATCTTCTACCAACTGCTCCAGCGCCTTTACCTACTTTGCCAACGGTTCCGACTCCAGCACCTTGCGCACCGCCTAACATTCGATTTGCTATAAGAGTTACATTTAAGGCGTTTATAGTCATATCACCGGCAGAACTACCGCCAGGACCACCCATAGAGCCACCTTTTGCACCTCTAAATAAATTAAAAGCACCTCGACCAGCTTTAAAAACACCTATTCCGGCTACTGCTAATGCGGCCGCAGATAAAATAGAAGGAAGACCTTCCATTTTTAACGTTTGGCCTACTAACTCTTTGATAGCGGAAGTTATTCCGTCAAGAACACTTCGAACTGTAATTCCGTTTGCTTCAAAGTTTTCAGTTAAACCGGCGAACCAGTTATTAACACCTTGTACAATATCCCTAAAGCCACCAATTTTACCGTCCATAACCTTGATAACAAAACCATCCCAAGCACTAGAAAGTAGCGTTAAATCACCAGTTAAGTTATCAAGCTGAATAGCAGCCATTTCTTTTGCTTTGCCGTTTGAATTATCGATAGCTTCTGCCAGTTTATTAAAATCAGCATCCGGAGAATTTACCAACGCGAGTAAGCCTGACATAGCTTCTTGACCGGCTAACATACCGGCTACAGCGGCTTTACTTTCCGGAGTTAATTTACTCATACCTTCTTTAATATCTTTAATGATATCTCTAAAAGGTTTCATCTTGCCGTTAGCATCTAATATATTAAGGCCTAAAATTTGCATAGCTTCACCGGACTCTTTCGTCGGTTTAACCATACGAGTCATCATAGCTCTTAGAGCTGTACCGGCTTCTGAGCCTTTAATGCCCTGGTTAGCCATAAGACCTACAGCTAATGCAGTATCTTGTATGCTAAACCCTAATGCACCGGCTACTGGTGCAGCGTATTTAAACGTTTGCCCCATTAGAGCAACGTTTGTATTTGAGTTAGTTGCTGCAGAGGCCAACACGTCAGCGAACATAGCAGAGTCTTTAGCTTGTAAACCGAATGCAGATAAGCTATCAGTAACAATATCAGAAGTCGTTGCTAAATCTTCACCGGAAGCAGAGGCAAGGTTCATGATACCTTCAATACCGCCAATCATTTCGCTAGTTTTCCAACCGGCCATACCCATATATCTGAACGCTTCAGCGGACTCAGTTGCGGTATATTTAGTGGCAGCGCCCATGTCGATTGCTTTTTTCTTTAGCTGTAAAAACTCATCAGATGTTGCACCTGAAATAGCTTTTACATTTGACATTTCTTTCTCGAAATCAGCGTACTTTTTAATGCCGTTTGCGATGCCAAAACTAATACCGGCTATACCGGCCATTTGCATTGTAGCACCGAACATCGCACCGCTTAATCGATTACCCATAGCGCCAACACTACCGGCTAGATTTTGCTTAACGTTAACTGTAGCTGTATAAATTTTACCTTTAAATCCGTTTAGTTCATTTTTAATTTTATGAACTTTAGAAGTAGCATTATCTTTAGCATCAATTTTAACTTTAACGTTACTACCAGTTCGCTTTAATTTAGATAATTCACTTTCGGCTTTTTTACTTGCGTTTGCAATACCTTTAACAGAGTTAATAGCACCGCTCATGCTTTTATCAACACCGGCCATAGCAGGAGTAAGAGTATTAGCAGATTTTGCTAGTTGTTGCGTTGATTGTTGCGCCTTTTTTACTGCATTGGTAAAGCCTTTATCGTCAAGGTACAGTTCGACGCCTAAACGTTCTTTATTATCCACCTAATACCTCCCTTATAGCTAATTTTGTAATTTCCACACGTTCTTTCCTTTCCTTTTCCATAGCTACATGACAAAGTAGTTTTTCCATTAAGGACAAACCAAAGAAATATTCAAACGTATGACCTTTTAAAACTAAGTAGGCGGCCGTAGCCGCCTCCCAGTCTTCTTCTATTACTTTTTTGCTTCGTCAAAAATAGCGTGATCGAGTTTTTGGCCTACACCTACAGACTCAAGCAACACAGTACTAATAGCTTTAATTTCACCGAATTCAAATAACTTACCTACAATGTCCATAGGTTCGGCGCAATCATAAGCCTTTTGCAAGTCTTTATCTTTCAAATTAGGCTCTACAATACAGTTATAAACCATATATTCATCGTTATCACTGTCTAAACCTAACGCTTCTGTCATGAGTAAAGTTGTAGGCTTTTTAGCTACAACTTCACCTAAAGAAGTTTTGATTGTTAGTTTTTGACCTTTACGAGCCTTAATTTCTTCACGTTTAGCAATTAATTCGTTAATAGATACAGACATTGTTATGTTCCTTTCAATTAATCAATAGATTCAATGTATTGTAAATCTTCCGGTGTAAAGCCGAATGGAATGTCAGTTTCAACAACTTTACCTTTTTCAAAGTGCAAAGGAGTTAATTTATTGAACCATACATTATCAATAGAGATACGTTCCTTTTGACCGTCCACCGCGTCAGGGTCATCCAATAAGCCAGTAATTACAGAACGAGGGTCTTTACCAGCACTCCACGCTTCATGCAATTTACGGAAGTTTCGATTGATTACGTTTTTAATTTTTGCAGTGCCTTCACCTTTAAGGGATGTAATTTTACTATCAACAGAATTGCCAATAATCACATCTTCACGTTGAGCCTCAACAGTACATTCGAAACTTTCAATTTCAAACACCAACTCACCGTCGAACCAAACTTTACCATGAGAGCCGTTCCAACGGCGACGACCACGATATTTTACATCTTCGCTTGCTCTTGCCATTTATTCTTTCCTCCTATTACATTGTGAAGCTAATTTTAAGGTCTTCCATAGCGTCAACAAATTTAATGTTGCCAGCTAAACCAATTTCAGAACCAGTATTATATTGACGAATGTCCATAGCAGACATTGTAGAAATATCTTCGCCCTTGATAATCGCATAGTCCTTTTGGAATTGCTCGTCAATATCAACTTTATTCTTAGCTCGATTGTCGAGCACGTTGCCAGCTAATTGACCGAAGTAAACCATAATGGCTGCTACGAATAACATTTTATGGTCGTAGTCATTAATGTATTTACCTACATAATACTTTTTAAAAGTGTCGCGAATATCATCTGTTACCATGTCAACGCCTTCAATAATTTTGATTTTACGGAATTCTTGACCTTTGTCAGTTGTGAACGTTTGCAAGGAGTTGCAAGCACGAGCAATCTTAACGCCTTCGCCATCTTCTTCATCGAACAAGTGCAATTCGCCTTTGTCGATGCGGTCTGTTAAGTCCTCGTATACTTTAACGCTTTCAACTTCCGTTAATTTAAAGTACGTTGCGGAGCGGTCCAACGCCAACCCAGCTAAAATACCTGCAATACGTGCAGTATATTCGATAGGAGTATACGTCTTATAGGTAGTTTGACCTTGTGTGTTTTTACCGTTAGGTACTTTAATGTCTTCAGTACAGAAGTTAATCACACCTTCGTGGTCTGCTGCCACATTGGCAACAACCGCTTTCACAGTTTTACGCGCAATATTACGTTCAGACTTGATATAAGATGCTAAGTCTTGTTGTTCCTGTACCGTACCAGTAGGTGCAGCGATGTAGTTATAACGCACATGTTTTAGTTGCTTAAGTAGTGTAGCTTGCGTATTCTTAGCGCCTTGTACATTTGCTTTAGGCAACGTATAAACAAGAACACGTAAAGGCGTGCCATCTAAACACTTTTTAATAAGGTCAATGGTTGCTTCATCAAATGCCCTGTCAGGGATTTCAGACACGTCAGCAATCTTGTATTTATTAGAAACGTCTGTTGTTTCGCATTTCAAAATCAAAGCAACTACGCCTCGCGCGGAACGCTTAATAGCGGTCACGCCTTTTGTTTTAAAGTCGATTAGGACCTGTGGTAAACCAAACTTTTCTGTCTCGTTAGGCATATTATTCCTCCTCGGTTAAATTAATGCCGTTAAGGCTAAATGATAAACTCTGCGCCACTTCACCTTGAATGGCATTTACTTCTTCATCGGTGAAAGCATCCGCAAAATCCAAATTAAAGATAAAGTGTAGCACTTCATCTATAAAGGTATGCTCAAAATCATTGATTGTGATATACCTATCTTCGACCTGCAATATAGGTCTGAAGATGCACTCCAAACTATCGGACATTTCGTATAGCTCAGAACGCTTAATTCGCCCATTCTTATCTTCTATAGTTCTGAAAGAGATATCTACTTGCACAGTTCTATCGAGATATGTGTAGTCACCTACACCTGAATGAACAAACATTTCGACATAAAAATAAGGTACACTCGACTTCTCAACGTTGTCGAAATATACCTTGTACGCCGGATATTTACTTTTTAAGAGCTCTACTAGAGCTTTCTGAATGGATCTTAATTTAATCATCGATTAAGTTCCTCAAAATTGTACGCGTATCTTTCAAGAATACGCTTCTACGATGAACAATAGAACGATGTAGCATTTTGCTACCTTTCACAAAACCTCCTTTTGGAGTCCTGTGTCCGTATTCCACATGATTGGCATAATCAGTATTGTTGTAGACCTCAACAGAGCTATTAGCAACATCTGAGCGCTTCCAAGCATTCCGGAGTGTACCAGTATCAACTGGTGTTTTTACCTTAGTATCAGCAATCAATAACTCTGCTTGTTGGGCTAACAACGTGTCTGCGTGCTCAGGATACTGCGATAAGATCTTCTTCCATTTCGTGTTAAGCTGCGTGAAGCCGTTAATCTTAACGCCCATATCAAGCCTCACTATCACGAATTAATGTGATTTCCTGATGGGACATATACTTAAATGGCGTATCTGCGCGCATAGTAAATATTTGCCCACGGTGCTCAACTTTAATAATGTCGTTAGCCATGACATCGTAATCAACAGGCAAGGATAACCTTAGACGCTCTTTAAGTGTAAATACACTATCGGTTTCTACACCGTTCATGCTAGTTTGTCCTGTTTGTCCAAGTTTACACGGAACGTCACTATATATCGCCGCCATTTCGAATACATCTGCACCTATATCATCAGTAGTGTCCATTTGTCGAAGAATAGTGCATCTATCCTTGTACATAATGCTAGAAAGTAGCTTTCCATACTCGTTAGCCATTAGACCACACTACTTTCCGATATAGATTTAACTTAGACCGAATAGACTCAAAGTCTTGCTCGCTGATACAGCCAATAGGTGATACGTCAGTAATAGCCCAAGTGAATTCAACATCGTTCTCTTTAAGTGATTTAAGCGGCCCGTGAGAGTCGCTATGTTTATCTTTGATATACTTAACTGCTAACTCTGCTGCAGTATATACCAAAGTCCGAGGAAAGTTTGTCCTATGGCAGTAATCCATGCAATCTAGGACGAACTTCTCGGCGAACAAGGCCAGGAAATCAGTATAATTGTCAACGTCTAGCGTATCGACCATCGTGATTAACCTATTGGATGTATTGATTACGCCCTGTACTGCGTCATCGTAGTCTAGGTATTGCACATTACCCATAGCTCGCCTCCTTTTTACGTACTAAAAAAGCGCCCTTTAGCTGGGCGCTTTATACATTATGTTCTGCGACATATTTTCTATACGCTTTAGAGCTACCTTCCAATAATTGAAGGAAGTAGCCTACTGCGTCTTGTTCATTTTTAATGTATTGTTGATCGTAGACCTCATTACGCTCTGTCCAATACACCGAAAACCCTTCGGATGAGTTCTCTAAAATAATTGTACCAGGTACGATAGGCGTAGGACTATTTTCAATATTATAAGAGCTTACAGGCACGTTGATTTTGTGCAATAAAGCTTTAACTTCTTTAATTGTCATATTAATCAACCTCCTCTAAATACCCTTCATCTAAATAATATTGAATACTTTCCTCTGTCTTATACTGTATCCCACCTCCGACTTTATTAAAAGCGGGAGCAGTAACACTAGTCTTTACTGGTAAAGGCTTTATAACAACATACTGATGTTCGTTATCAGAGTATTCTGCTTCAGTATAAGGCATCGCCCTATTTACGAACGGCGTGCCTGCTGGCGCCGTATATCGGCCTGTTGCTCGTCCGAAACGAGTAAGCTTAGCACCAACTTGCAGCACCTCAGCCCACACCGCCCCTACTGCCCCATCATTAAGAGGGTACAGAGGGAACTCTTTCCCCTCTGAATCAGGGTCAGAAAACCATCTTTTTTCATTATCTTTACCTATAGTATATCTAAGTTCTTCAAACTCTTCAAGAGGTAGCTTGTGATACTTTAACCTGCTTGCGTTTAATTCTCTTAAGACGACTATTTTTAAAAATGAATCAGACAAGGGCATGAGGTTTTTGCTCATCCGCTCATGCTCTGTTAGGTTTGGCTTATCAAAGAACTTAATAGCGGCATCGACACGTGCGACACCCGTTTCAACTTTAACCAAATCCTGTGCTTTTCTGACTACCACTTCAGCACCGCTGTTAGTTGCTACTAAAGGCTTACGTTCTCGTTTCCATTCCTCTATAGATTTCGAATTATCCACGTATACAGCTTTCCAGTTGTCGTAATCCATATTACGAGGTACTTTTTGGTACTCCCCTTTTCCAAGCAACGAGCCCCTTGATCCACTCGTTGCTTTTTTAGTACCTATTGTACCTGCGATAGTGGAACGACAGTGCGGATGTAGAGGTGGCACATTTGTGCCTACCTCTGCTTCATCAATTGGGTATACGTGATTATCATGTTCTCTGCAGACTGAAGAGGTCCGTTTATCAAGAGTAGCGATGAATTGGAAGTATTCCATATTGGCGGACTTTAGTGAGTCTAGCGCTGCTTGATTATGCACATAGTTTAGCTCAGTCCGAACCAAACGGACTGCATCATTTTTGCCCACGTTCATGCGTTCTTGAACTTCTTTAGCAAGCTTTTCTACAGAAACACCTCTATGCACAGAATTGAACACCGTATCCTGTAAAGTTCTTGCTAGTTTATCACTATTACCCCAAATACGTTCGCTATAATTCTTGCCACTCCATGGAGCTCGTAATACCTGTTCCACGTGTTTTTCATTAACAGCTACATTCAAAGGGCCCTGGCCTCGCTTAGCCAACTCGTAAGCAGAATGTAAACGATTGTCCTTATAAGCATCTTTAAGAAACCCTGTAATCGCTTTATCTGCTTTACTGCCAAGCTTATCTAGCTCAATTAGTGTATCTCCATACAACTTGTCGAGCCGTGATATTCTTGATCGCATCGCTAATGTGTTGAGTTCTAACAAAGTCTTAGGGTTCCCGGTCTCCTTATACTCTGCTATATACTCTTCGATGTCCTTTCTCCAGGTCCTATACTCAGTGCCATTAATTAATTTACGTGCTTCAGTAATACTAACTCCGTTATCGACTGAAAACTTGCCATACAGCCTTTCGATATTAGCTTGAATGCGTTGAGCCGACCGTTCATAATGAGAGGCCAGCTCTTTTTCGATAGTGTCACGGCTTTTCTTATTCCATTCTTCTTCTCGCTCGACGCTGCGCCTAGCCCAATATGAATCGGTCCCCATTTGTTACACCTTAACCTAATTTATGAACGAATTTAACGATGCGAATTTGTTTAGGTTCGTAAACACGTTCCCAGTTGCCTGTATCTTTTAGCTCTGTACGAGAAACAGATTCAGCATGTGCACGAGTTTTGTTTTTCCAAGCTACGCCACGTGGATGCATGATGAATGCTTTACGAGAGATAAGATAGTTTACACCGGAGCCTTTACGTTTATCACGGTCTACTTCTACTGGTACAAGACCTACTGGAGAGCCCACACCATAAGCAATAGCGCCTTCACCGAATAAGTAAGTTGTGTAGCTACCACCAGCTGCAGGACAACTATCATCAACGATTACACGACGACCCATATAAGTGTCGAAAGAAACAGCATCAGATTGTCGAATTGTTTGGATCAAGTTCAATTTATCAAGATAAGACTTTGTAGCAGAATGCATTACAACTGCAGTTAAGGAGTTGCGAGCATCGCCTATAAGTTGCATTGCATCGATGAATGCTTCGCCGGAGAACGCCGCTGCTTTGCCAGTTTTCCCGGAAATATCAAGTACATGGTCAGACATGCTTGTTGCTGCGAACACGCCGTCTAGAATGTTAAGCAATTCTTTTTGATGGTCACGCGCCCAAAAACCTGCTACTAAATCACCGATTGCAGACATAGGGTCTGTACCAGCTAATTGCGCAGACAAGTCAGTTGCACCCCACATTTTCGCACGGCGAATAGTAGTGGATGTGTCCATTTTAGAACCGATTTTTGCTTCAGTAAGGCTTGTACCTTCTACGATGTCTTCGGAATCACCGTTTAAGTCAGTGAAGAAAGGCATGTTATGTACTTGTGCTGCTTCACTTGCTAATTGGTCGAACTTGGAGTCACGAGTAATAATACCGGACTGGAAGATTGCAGACAATTCAGATGTACGGTTCACTACATAGTTTTCAAACAGTGCCGTAGGATTAATGATATCTTGTAAAGTTGTAGCCATTAGTTACCTCCTTAGATTAAATTATCAATAGCCACGCCAGCTTGCGCTGCTAATGTTTTAGCCTGGGCTGGATCATTCTTAATAAGTTCAGCTTGTTGAGTAAGATTGAAATGTTCTTTACTAAATGGATTAACCTTAGGATTGCCTTCACCTTTGTTAGGATCGTATTTAAACTTAGGGTCTCCTTCTGGTTTAAACAAGAACGCTTTAGAGGTTTTAAGCTCTTTAAGCTGCTCGGTCAAACCAGTTACCTTTCCATCATCGCCAAGAATTAACTTAGACTTGTCAATGAGGTTAGCTACAAGCTCTGCATCTTGTGCAGTATCACCAATAGCTAACCGTACAGCAGTGGATATCTTCAATGCTTTCAAATCTGCTTCAGATTTCAGTGCGGCCGCTTTGTTTTCTGCTTGCAGTTTCGTAATTTGTTCTTTCAACGCATCAACGTCTCCCTCGCTATTCTTGAGAGCCTTAAGTTGTTTATCACGCTCACTCACAGTAGCCTCAAGGCCTTTCTTTTCCGCGTTGACCTCATTAAAACGCGATTTAGGAACGTATTCCCCGTCTAGAAATTCCTTAAACTGTTTAGTCGCATCCTCGATTTTATCTTCTGCGATACCTAGTTTTTCAAGTAATTCTTTGACTGTCATGTTGTTTCTCCTATCCGGTTTTTACCGTGGTTTACCTGCCACGAATTAGAGAATAAAAATTTATATCACGATTTATGGTTCTTCAGTGTCCTTCTCGTCTATAGAGTCGTGGTCTTCAGATTTCCAATCATCGTAAATACCTTGCTCGGCTTCTTCCGCCTCAATTTGTTTGATTTCCTCATTCACATCTTCCACGAATGGATGATGCGCAAGGATTGTGCGTTTAGAAACAACGCCCATTGATTTAGAACACATATCGACAAGGTCGCCATCGTTTTTAACAGATGTTCTTGTCCAAATTTGTGTGATAGTTACATCAGTAGTACCATTAGCGGCACAAATAGCACGAATCAACTCATTAAACCCTAACTGGAATTCTGTTTCCATCATGCCTGCTTTGAGTTCTAACAAGGTGTACAGGAACTTCATGGCCTCCCCGCTAGTGCCATCGAGACCTTGTTGTTGTGGATCCACGCCCTGCCCCATATCAAAAATAGCTTTACGAGTGATATCAAGAAGCTCTTTGCGGGCTTCAATAGGAATGTCAATGGTCAAAGTTGAAATGCCACTTCTGTCATCAGGACCAGTGGAATCCATTTGGATTGCCTTGTACTTCTTCATCCCTTCAAGGAACTCGGAGAGGTTCTCCCCGCCATAGTTAGTTAATACGTAGATAACTTCCTGTACATCTTCTAAGTCATTCAAGAACCCGCTATACGTTTTATCGTAAGTATCAATTAATGATTTGATGCGGACGAGGTCCGTTGTGTGGCTAGCGTTATTAGCGAACGCAATAAATGGCACTTTACCCATGTTATGTGGCATAGAATCTACTGCTACAGTAACCCCGCTAGGGTCAATCATGATAAAGGCAGTATAAGGAGATAAGGAGTCTATCGTGTCACCAGTACGTAAAGAGAACGCTTGTACCTCTTTATCATTCCAGTACTCGTAGACAGTGATTGTCTCGCCAGCCTCGTTAATGTCTGCATAGACTCGTAGCACGCCTTCGAGTTTTGTGTTGATGCGGTTATTCCAAATTGGGATAATCTCACTAGCTGGTAAAACAGCCCACTGAAAACCTTCTTCATCATCCATCCAGTAATGCACCCAGGCAACGCCACCGTTAGTCGCTTTAACACATAAGTCCTTACATTTCTTTTCGTAGGCATCGCCTAAAGTATCTAAGATAGTTTCATTTAACTTATCATCCTTGACGTCATAAATCGGCGGTGCGGTGAACATGTATGCGGTTTTCTGGTCCACTAAAAGAGGGTAAAAAGAATAGGCGATTCGATTATCCGCTTGGTGCATTGGATTAAACGATTCGCCTTTTTGTTTTGCTTCTTCTATGTCTTTTGGTTTTGTCGGCATTAGCATAATGTCGTTATTAACAGCATAATAGCGATCAGCCACTTCCATATTAGTTACGACTTTTGCGTGCCCCAGTGTATGCTTTTTAATTAACTTCTTAATTAATTCTATTTCCAATCTATCGCCTCCTAGTACGTCATTAGCCGGACGCCTTTACGTCCGTCGAACTCTTCCATTGCATAGCGCATTGCGTCCATTAAATGGTTGAAATCATCAATAGGTTTATTTACCACGTTATCGAACTTATCTTTATCCCATGTGTAGTTACTGATTTCAGTAATGAAGTTAACACACCGAGGATGAATAATAATTTTATAGTCCTGGATAATTGAAATTCCGGCACGAATTGAGTCAGGTCCTTTTTTTGCTGCCCTAATTCTATTAAGTCCAGCTTTCCTAATCGATTTAGGCTCCGCACTATCTGCTTTAATTCGTTCCTTTGCATATCCCATTTCGGATACTTTTGACAGAATATCTTCATTACTCATACCCTTTTCGTACATTTCATCAAAGACATATATTTCACGAGCCACAGTATCAACAAGGCCACAGAACAATGTACTAGGGTCATTTACATAACCAAAATCCATGCCGAACGCTGATTTAACATTTGGTCGTTTAGATACTTCGTTAACATCAAAAGCTTGTTCTTCCCAGTTTTCAAAAACTAGGCCTTCAACGATACCCCATTCACCTAGACCTGCCGTTCTATATCGACGGGGGTTCTTTTTCATCTCCTCAAACAATATTAGGTCGGATTCACTTAAGAACTCATTACACATATAATTCGTTGTCATGGCCAACACGTTACCACTAGGCTCATCAAAAAACCGTTTCTTTAGCCAGTGCCTATCAGACCACGGGTTAAAAGTTAGCACTACCTGGTGATACATTCCATCGGGCAACTGACCTCGAATAGATTCATCTAACCTATCGAAGGCTTCTTCAGAAGTTATCTCATAAGCTTCTTCTACCCATAGCCTGCATAAGGACCCTACTTCTACGGTAATGGATGTTACTTTTAAAGGATCGTCTAGACCCCTAAATAAAATCTTTTGGCCAGTTGGTACATACGTTATCTCCAGCGGAGATGTAGAACATTTGAAATACCTATCAAGCTGTAATCGATGAATAGCCCATTTAAGCTGCGCGAAACAACTGTCACGCAAAGTGCGTTCTACCTTTCGTACGACTAACCAGTTTACAGTGGGGTTTTCTACTATCTCAATAATAGCTTTAAGTGCTTGTGTAGAGGACTTCTTACTAGCACGGCTACCCTTGACAGCTTTATAACGCCCTTTGAACCTCCAAAAAGCCCCGTATCCCTTGCCTACGATATCAGGCAAGTACACTCTATTAGTCTGCAATATCGTCACCACCTACGATGATTACAGGCTTAATATCGATAGTTGTATCACCGCTGAGTATTCTATGTCGTTTGGCCATAAGCTCCAGGGCTTTTAGTCTCGACTTCTCGTCAGGCGGTTTATCGATAATTCGAGCTTCGGAGTATCCGTCGCCTGTACCTTCGATAACGACGTGTTTTTCATTTGAGAGCCCCAGGGCAATTCTTGTTAACTCATACTCGACCTGTTGTGCTGTCATGATGTTTTCATTGAAGTAGGCTTCCCGTAATTCAGCGACCCTTTGTTTTACCTTATCATTCCTTAGCAGACGAGATGCCTGCATTTCAGCGGAACGTTCTGCATAACCGGCTCTGATAGCAGCTTGCTTACCGTTCGTATCCTTAATATACTCAGTACAAAATCTCTCATGTTTTTTATTACTCAATTCAGCCACTATCTCACCTCCTGGCTATCTTAATACGTCACGGCTATTTCTCTTAAATCGGCCGTGTGAACGAGTGCATAATCCGCAATTACTTTTATGTGCGTGGCCATGTGTGATATAAGTTTGACACAGGCCATCGTATTCAATTAGTTGTGCATTGCAAACGCCGTTTTTATTATTCAGGCATTTACGTTTAATACATTTGACTTCTGTGCTCATACCTTTTCGCCTTCATTTGTACGCTCAAATCCGATGACTAGTTGGTTGTTGTTAGGCTATATAGTTATTGGAGGACTTATAGTCTAGTCATCAGATGTCAGCGTACAACGATACAGGGCAAGCTCATAATGTATAAGCTTTAAAAATGTGGACATATTCGGCTCGCCCTGGTTTCATTGTGCAGTAAATTTCATTTTTACATATTCCCTCTCCTTAGCTTACGCGATCGCCTACATCATAAATAGGGGCCCCTATATTTACAATGCTACATACAACAAAAAGCACGGTCGTCATCACCGTGCTTTTTGTTGAGTTGTGTATAAGAGAGGATTTGTGTTAGATGACTAAGGACACCTTTCACAACTACATTATACTATGTCAAGTCGGTTCATTTAAGTCCAAAGTACTCCAAAACAGTCCAAAGTACTCCACTATGAAAGTAGCTCCCCTAATTCGTTCAATGCTTTATTTTTTAAATTGAAGTAACTGCTCTTTTCGTAATATATCATCGCTTGTACTTTCTTAGGAAACGCTCCGTTAATGTATTCTTGAGATAATATAATACGCCCTGGTATACATTCTATCTTTTCAATTAAAGCCCTTGCTTCTTCCCTTTTTGCAATAAGCTTTGCTATCTCCCGTTTCTTGGCATCTACCGTATCAACAAGTCTAGCCACATCCCCTTCAAGCCCTGCTGGAGTTCCTCCGCCCGATACTCGGTCTTTGGAATAATCAATCGCCGATAAGGTGATGATATCATACTGCAGTTTGCGAATATCCTGACGTAGGGATTGAATACGTATGGCTATCATCTTTATATCTTGCAGATACGCCGATGCCTTTTCTTTATAGTCACTCATGAGGCATTACCTCTTTGATATACCGGTCTAAGTACCACCGCGCTTTTTTTAGGTCTTCAAGTTTATCGCCCTTATGCCCTGCTCGTGCGATGTACTTGATAACATTACCTAGATGGTACGGCAGTTGTTGATCTTCTATGAAATCAATAACCTCAATCTTACCTCGTGTGTAGTGCGAAGGATGATTGATGACGTCCTCCTTAGGCAAAGCAGCAGTCTGCGTTACAACTTCCTCAATAATTTGTACTACCTCTTCCTTCTTCTTAGGTACCTTCGAATACTTAGGTAGACATTCCGGACAATATTTAGGCCAACGGCCTTGCGCCTTTTCCTTTTTGTGAATAAAGGTTGTACCACATCCTTCACAGGTTAACTCTCTACTAACGCCTGTGCCAGGAGGTGTCATAATTTTTTCACACGCAGGGCAGTAGTCCTCGTGTGTTCTTACTGTAAATGTGTCTCCGCATCGTCTGCATTTCTTTTGCATATCTCTACTCCTTATACAATTCTTTACGATATTTAATAGCTTCTAAGAGGGCATCTTGCCCTGCTTCTTTGCGTTCTAAGGCTTTCATGACTTGCTCGTCCATCGTACCTTTTGTTACTAGGTGGTGAATAATCACAGGCTGTGTTTGCCCTTGCCTGTGTAGTCTCGCATTAGCTTGTTGGTATTGTTCAAGACTCCATGTCAGCCCATACCATACGATGATATTGCCACCGGCTTGAAGGTTTAATCCGTACCCGGCTGATGCGGGATGCGCTAATAGCATTTGTATTTTGCCTTTGTTCCACTCGGCTACATCATCATCGGTCTTCAATTCGACGGCTTTAGGGAATGCGTCCTTAATCGCTTGTAGATCGTGTTTGAAATTATAGAACACTAACATAGGTTTTCCTTCATTCGTTTCTACTAACTCTTTTAACCGCTCTACTTTCTCATTATGGACGACTACGATTTCACCTTCATCGTTATAAATGGACCCATTCGCCAGTTGTAATAATTTACCGGCGAGTGCTGCCGCATTGAGTGCGCTCACATCGTCATCACTGGCCAAGCTAAGCACATGTTCGCGTTCCATTTCTTTATATAGGGCCCATTCTTTAGGACTCATCTCTACAGTAATTACATTTTCAATGCGCTCAGGTAGTTTGAGATAGTCCTTAGCTTTTAAGCTCATACAAACGTCTTGGATTTTACCAAATATCGCCTTATCGCCACCTGGTAGTAATCGGTAGCTATACACCACATGGCCGTTTGTTTTGTTCGGTGTAAAGTAGCGACATCTAAACTCGGTAAGCGTTTTACCTAATCGGTCCCCACCATCTAATAAATACATCTGTGCCCAAATATCCATTAAGGTATTTGGCGCTGGCGTACCAGTCAGAATCACGATGCGCTTAAAGAGAGGTCTCATTTTACGCATGGCCTTAAACCGTTTAGCCTGTGGATTCTTAAATGAAGAACTTTCATCGATCACTAACATGTCAAAAGGGAATTTCTTTTTCGGTTTTTCGAAATAGTAGTCGTATAACCACTGCACGTTTTCACGGTTCATCACATAGATATCAGCCTCACTATCGAGTGCGTGTATACGTTCTTTCTCAGAACCTAACACCTTAGCCACGGTTAACTGTCTTGTAGCACTCCATTTTTGTGTTTCTTGCGCCCAGGTAGACTCTGCTACCTTCTTAGGTGCAATAAGTAACACTTTTTTGATAGTAAAGCTATCATACATAAGTTTCTCTATTGCGATTAACGTAGAGATTGTCTTCCCTAAGCCCATGTCTAATAAGAGCCCATAGTGCGAATGGTCAATTATCCGCTGAATAGCGATCTCTTGGTACTCGTGTGGATGAAAGTCCATGAATTACCCTTTCTATATCGTCTACAAATAACTTGGCGTCTAGCTTCCCTGTTAAGACAAATACTAAAGCGCCCTGTTTACGCAGCCTTGAAATCTGTACTCGTTGATTGGCCATTAACTTACCTTGTGTGGACTTTAACTCGACGAAGATAACACTACCTCCGGGAAGTATAACAATCCGATCGGGTACGCCGTCATTTCCAGGTGATACGAATTTCATATATATGCACCCCAGTTTTTTGAGTTGATTTCCTAACCAACGTTCGATATCTTTTTCTATCGTTCTCACCTCTTTCTCATTTAATGCTCGGACACGCCTTCGGACACGCCTATAAACCCACGTGGTTACTGGATTTATGGGGGGGGTGTGTCCGAAGTGCCCAATTTTTTTCCAACATATATATATACGCGTATACGGGTTTTTTACGTGTATACCTATACATACGATTATTCATATATTTATTTTTTTATTTTTATATAAATAATTGGACACACTAGATACATAACTCTATTCAGATTAGTAGTTATCTGTTTTTTGCCCGTGTCCGATTAGTGTGTCCATGCGTGTTTGGTGTGTCCAATTATTAGCTTATATCAAAATTCATCGATGTATAGACTTGAATAATTATTTTTGCGAACATTCGTACCTATTAAATAATTGGACACACCTCAAATAATTGGACACACCTACTTCTTGTGATTCTTTTTATAGATGTCAAGAAGTCCAGTTCCATCTCTGACGAACGCTCTCTGCGGACCGTAAAGCTTACCGAACCGGGCTTTACCTGTGCCTTTTGTATAAGGACTCCACCCTTTAATAGATTGCAAAATGTCAATGATTTCTCTTGCTTTTGCGTTCTGCAGGTTCTTCCTGTCACCCTCCATCACTTCACACCATATCTCAAGGGCACAAACCCGCTCCCGCTGCACTGAACCACAATAATCGTCATCGCCATAATTCCGGATATACTCCCTGCGATCGTAGATGTCTTTAGACTCCCAATCTTCAGGTAGTTCCATCTCTAGGTACTCCTCAATAAGACCTACGAGTTCACCGCCTTCAGTGTGGGATAATTGGATTCTAAGGGCTTCCTCTTCAAGTTCGCCCTCTAATACAAGAGGCTCACCTTCCGCCCAATACGTGAACGCTTCCGCCCATAATTGGTCAATTTCTCCATTTGCCAACTCCCAGGCGTTCTTAGTCTTGCGGTCCTTGTCTCCAGTAATTGGCCAGAATCGGCGGTTACCGGTGCGGTCCTTTAAGAACATAAGATTATTAGTAGAACCGGCGAATACACACTGGCGTGGATACTCTTCTGTCCGTCTACCGTAAGGTGAGCGGAACCGGTCAGAGGTACGGCTGATAAAAGCCTTAACGATTTCATTGTCGTTTTTATAGGTAGGTGCAAGTTCAGCGAGTTCATTGATCCATGAACCCTGGATTTGTTCGAGGGCGTCTTTGGTCTTGATATCAACTAAAGAGTTGTTAAACCATTTACGACCTAACCGTTCTAGGATTAACGATTTACCAAGACCTTGAGAGCCGTATAATACAATGGCAGTATCGAACTTAACGCCAGGTTCCATTACTCGTGCGATGGCGCCACACATCCATTTACGTGTAACCGCTCGGATGTATTCGGTATCCTCCGCTCCGATGTAATCGATAAATAGAGTATCGACTCTACATTCACCATCCCAAGTTAAGCCGGTTAAATACTGGCGTACAGGATGGAATTTATTGTCTTGCGTTACCTCTTGCAAGGCATCATCGATAATGCCTTTACCCTTGATAAGGTATTTCGTAGCGAAGTAGTTACGCAGGCACGCATCGTCGGTATCTGTCCAGTAAGGGGTTTCATCCTTACCTCGCCACGGAAGATCATCAATCACAACTAACCGATGCGCGAATTCATCAAGACGGATTTTACCTTTTAATGCAGGGTCATGTTTAAGTACCACCAAGCAGTTGAACACATCAGACTCGGGAGTACCGTTTTTATCACGCTTTAGCTTTGACAAAAAGTCCTCTTCTTCATCTGTGATATCGTCAAACTCCATATCCTCCATACGTTCTTTATCGAGCAGGATTGGTGCTGCGCCGTCTTCGTTGACGAAGTCTATCATAGCTTTGTAGCTAGGCAGTTTAGTAACTGCCGTCGTAGGGTCTTCGCCCTCATCTTTGGCACCGAATAAGTGAATGCGAACTAGGTCAAATGCATTAACAAGTTTACCGCTGATAGGGTCAGTTGCATGGTTGGAGTAAGCGAAAGTATCGTTATCGTAGATAACTAAACCACCTACTGAGCTGCCTTCCGTATACGTGTATCGGTCCTCAACTTGTGTCGGCTCATACACCTCGGGAAGAAACTTCGCTATCGCCTCTGTGATGCTATAGCACCTACAAAAGGCACCAAGTAAACCCTTTTTCTCTAATGGGTTGCCTTGCTTCTTGGCCGCATCAAGGCGAATTTGTGATTCCTTATCTGATGTTGGCCAAAGACTCGTATCACGCCAATCACGGTATGTGCTTAGACACTGATCAACAGATACTAGGTTGCCTTCGCCTCGTTGATACACGTACTCGACATCCTTAGGATGGCTTGGCCAATACATCAACCGCTCAGCTTGGTGCGTGGACGGGTCAAAAGACTCGATACCGATATTATCCGCAATCCGTCTCGAGACTGCCTGGTACTCATCTGGCTTCATCGCTCTATCCACAGGGATGATTACGCGATATCGTGGATTAGCATCCGTGTGACTGTGTGTACTGTAGAGTACATACTCCATACCGCCTAATTCCATATCGAGGTCTAATAGAAAGTCCTCACTGGGATTATCCGCATCAAGGGTAATTAAGTACCTCTCTTTAACAGAGCCTCTTACCCGTCTACCATTTTTAGGAATATAGCCACCTACAAAACCGCCGACGTCTTTCTTTTGGCCTTGATCAGCTTTAGACATCTTGGCGTATTCAGCAGCCGTTTCATTCGTTACAGTAGGCTCAGCCAATTTATTGGCCAAAGCACTCCAAGTCATTTTTTCAGACTTCCAGCTACGGGCGGAGCGACTTCTGCCCGTAGCTATGATGATATTTGTATCCATATTACATCGCTCCTCCCTTCGCAAAGTGGATGTCCCCTAAATATTTAGGTACTTGTAATCTATGCTTTTTAACCCATTGGCATACAGCATAATTAATGTTGTGATTATCTCGTACACCTCTGTTATTTTTTAGCTTAGCCTGGTGTATTACTGTAAATGCTTCAGAGGTATCCGTAGGATTTACCTCAATACACGCTACCGGATGGCTGTTTTCAAACACACCAACAATAGCACATTTTTGCTCTTTAACTTTTTCTACATAGGTGCCCACACAATTATTGAGTTGAACACCTAGTCGAATTATGTCGTGTGTTGTTTTAACTACAGCAAAATCTAGACCACCAACGGAGTCTATTAACTTGCTATGGAGCATGCTGCGTTGTACTGGAACATTTTCTGCTTTTTCAAATTCGGATATACACACAATCTCATCATGCAGATCCTTAATTTGAATATGTCTAGCCCAAATCTCCTTTTTCCTAGTTCTTGATAGCCTGTTATACATATCCGCAGTATCTTTTACTTCCGAATAGGAGTCAGCATTTTTTAAGAATAATAGAACTCGACGTTCACCGTATTGGTGACGCATAAGTTTGAGAAAAGTGGTAACAGTAAGCAAGGCCTGCTCATCATTCCATATAGGCCAGGATTGGATATAACTGTTTTTCCCACCTTCCTCTGCCACAAGGTCTGTAAATGCTTTCTGATAATCCATGCTTTTGAATACCTTGCTAGCAGTTTGGATCACTTTGATATAGAAGAAAGGACGGATAGTTAGTAATTTTCTAACCCAGCGTTTATCCGGTACTCTATAAAGCTGTATAAGTGCTTTGATAAACGGTACGCCGGTACTAGTTAACTCAGTGATAGCAGAAGTACTTGTTAAATTAGACCCGAAAGGTCTGAAGTAGCTATCGTGGTCTCTAACTAACTTGTCATTTAATGCAGGCGCATCCGGCGCGTGCATCTTCCACACTAGATTATGGAGTAAGTTATCGAGCGCGCCGTATTTGGACGATAGTAGTACACCTTGTCTGATTGGTTTAACTTGATACCCAACTCGTTTTGATAACTTAGCGAAGTAAGCTTGTTTTAGCACTTTAGCAAAAGTCTGCAGCTCTTTTTGATACCGAGACAATCGACAATTAGGAGTTGCTACTAGCCAGTGCAGGGGCAGCGATTTAGAGTAAAAGATAGATATATTAGGTTCAATTTCGGATACTATATCAGCGCGAGTACGTTTCTTTTGAACTAAAAATACCTTTCCTTGCCTAAAATCAAAGCGTAATATATCGATAAGATGAGGCTTGTATCCAGGGTAGATAGATTGTGTATCGTTATCGACATATACTGTGTGATAGTCAAATTTAACATCAAGGATTGTCCCCCGATCAATAACCGATAGTTCTATATCTAAAGGAACATTATCGTTACCGGAGGCATCGGCTACACAATCACCATCGACGCCTCTAGTACGGATTAATTCTCCACATTGTGGGCAATAGAACTCAGTTGATATATAAGGGTCTACTATTTTGCCCATCCCAGAAGATACTGATGGCCACAAGCAGGCAAATGATTGGCCGCAATCCACGTGGTAGTGTACAGCAGGTGCCCAAGTGTTCACTTGCTTGCGCCGTACTAGGTCATACAGCTTGTTGACTGATAAACTAAATAAGACCTTCATAAGGCGCTATCCTTTCTTATAACAAATCGTCTAAATCGTCTTCTTCAGGAGTTTCTTCAACTACCGGAGCTTCGACTACAGGTTCTTCTTCAACCGAGAGGACTTCCTCTACTGGCGCTTTCTTTTTAGTAGTACGTTTACGTTTAGGTTTCTCTTCAGTAGTGGCCGTAGCTTCTACCGCCGGAGTAGCTTCAACTACAGGCTCTTCAGTCTTAGGTGCTTCGGTCTTTTTACCATTGAGTACTTTAAGCCCTAAATCACAAGCAGCAATACAGCCTTCGCAGTATGCCATAGCAGAATCTTTACGCTCACTAGCTGGCGCATCTTTTACAAGTTCATATAAAGCGTCGATTGCTTCGCGTTGTTGTTGAATTTGTTGTTTTGAGAGTTTCATATGGATTGTCCTCCTAATCCTTCATATAGTAAGGGTTCTCAAACCCTGCTGCGTTTAATATGAGCCCTTCATTCCAGGGTTCAGGTTCACACATTATATCTATTACTTCTTTTAAACTGCCTTCGCCTATTGGCGCTTCGATAACCACTTCGTCGTGGATATGGGCGACTATTTTGTAACTAGCTTTGGCCAGTCTGAGCATTGCGGCTGCTAAGCAATCTCTTGCTACAGCCTGCACAATGTTTTCGACGAGTTTTCCACCGTAGGTTTCAACTCTGCCCCATGTATTCTTAACCTGATCCATACCGTCATACTCAATCGATTCACTACCGAACCTGTTGAGCCCAAGTCTAGGTCTTGCATAAGCAAGTCTTCGACCTGACGGCAATTCGATAAACAGGAAGCCTTTCGATTTAAAGAATTTAATATTGCCTTGTCTAATTCGTACGGGTTCTCCTGTTCTCACTACTTGCTTTGCTGCGCTGTCTGCATCTTTCCAAAATCTCGTAATTCGTGGGCTAGCTTGTCGCCATGCTTCGATGATTCCAGGGAGTTCGCTTTCTGGAATCTCACCTTTAGTGTCCATCGCTTTCATAGCTCCTACACCGCCACCATAGCCGAGCGCTAATTCAGCTACCTTGCCTTTTTGTCGTAGGTGCCCATTAACACCGTGCTTCTCAACTGGTACGTGGAACATGCTTGATGCAGAAGCGCAATAGATATCTCCGCCTTGAGCGAATACATCTTGACGCCACTGCTCGTGAGCAAGCCAGGCAATAACACGGGCTTCGATAGCGCTAAAGTCGGCTACAATGAATCGGTGTCCGTCCTCTGCTACTAAAGCGGTACGGATAAGTTGCTTAATCACGTCACCAGGGTTTCCGTAGAGTAGGTCTAACATTTCTACGTCTCTACTTTTAAGGACTTCCCGAGCGGTGTCTAAATCTTCTAGGTAGTTACGAGGTAGGTTCTGTAGTTGTACCACACGACCCGCCCATCGTCCGCTACGCATAGCTCCATAAAACTGAAGCATACCGTGGATACGACCATCTGAGCATACAGCGTTTTTCATGGCCAAGTATTTTTTGATGGAGGAGTTACCGAGCACCTGTCTATTTTGCAGTACCTTGCGAACATCAGAGGGGATATCCTGTGCTAAGAGGTTTGATACATCGTCTTTTCTCATTGTTTCTAGATCATACCCCAATCTCGCAGTTAGCCACTCTTTAAGTTGCATAGTACTGTTCGGATTCTCTAATCCTGTTAATATCTTGGATGACTCGGTAGCTTCCTCCACGATTTCGTCGTTGCAGGCAAGCGCCGCATCGACGAGTTCCATATCTACTTTCACGCCTCGCCAGTTTATATCCTGGTCGAGTAACCAGTACTCGTGCTCGATAGCCGGTGGCTTCAGCGAAAGTAAGCGTTTACGAATTGCCTTTTCTACTACCACGTCCTGGCGGTTGTACTCAATGAATTCCGCCCATTTTTCAGGCGCATCCTCTGGCATATTTCGTGTCTTAGGATTTGTCTTAGTTGGCTTACGTGGTACAGAGAAGAACTGGATAAGGCGTTTACCTCTTAAGTCCTTGGCTTCTCCTAATTTCAAAGCCTTTGACACATTGTCGAGGCTTGCAGGTAAACTGCAGTATAACGCCAGTACAGAGGTACATTCCCAGTTCGTATAGTCCGCATCAGGGAAGTACTTCTTTAGGCACAGCATTTCAAATGCTGCGTTAAATGCGGTCTTTGTAATTTCCTTGTTATACAAGGCATCCACCACCCTTTCGGGTAGTGGATCCTTTGTCATATCAATTACTTCGACCGGTTCGTCATCGAAGCTATAGGCAAAGAGCAGTATTTCAAATGTCTTATCATCAACGTATCGCTGCGCCCCATATTTAATTGGGCAGTCAGAATACGTTTCCACATCAATACTGAGCTCCATATTTGCCTCCTTAGATTAAATCGTCATCGTCCATATCGCCTAAATCGTCGTCGCCGAAGTCATTAGCAGATACGTGAACACCACCGAGGCGGTCACCATCTTTAACTTTACGAACACCATTTAGACCAAAGCCTACACCTTTCTTACCGTTAAAGTTGTAAGCGAACACAGAAAGCGCTACCTGCGCATACACGCCGGAGTAGATTTCCTCTTCAATGTCGAATTGGTCCATCTTTATTTTGTCCCGAGTGAACACTACGGGTTGCTTATCACTGTTAGCGTTAATGAAGAATTTACCAGCGTATGTTTCAGGTTGGTCTGCCACTGCTTCATCTGTGTCGCCATCCCGTAAGTTCAATTTAAGGTATGCTGCTTTACCTTCCACCTTAGCGACTACCTTTGGGTCAGCCTTAAGGTCTTCGATAGCTCGTTCAAATGCTTTGATTGTTTTCTTATCTGTTTTGTCGATAATAATTTGGGAACTATATTTTGCTTTGCCATCGTCGTTTTTACGAGGTTGAGCGATGTTTGCATAGGAAAGTCTTACGATACCAGTTGTTAATTTAGCCATTGTTACGGTCTCCTTATTTCTTAAATGGGTCGATTTCATAATCAAACCCTATTACTGTGTTAAATAATTCATCTAATTCTTCTTCGATATCAGAACGTTCATCATCAAGCCGGTTCCACTCATCATCCTCTAACCAGGGATACTCATATGTGCCCAACTCTTCTTCTGTTTGATATCGAAGTTCTATTGCATCGCACCTTGCGTCTGCAGTGCAGTAGCGAGTGTGCAAGCTAGTAGCATATGCAATAGTAATTTGGTAGAGCTCGTCGAGGTAGTGACCACGTTCGTGGAGCTCTTTGGCAATTGCTTTTACTGTTACGACGCGCATGATTACACCTCGTCATCGAATTCATTTGCCATTGTTTCTGCGGTATTGATTGCAGGGCGTTTATCGCTTTCCGGTACAAGCGTAGGCTTGCCTTCAGGCTTGTCGATATACGCTTCTAGGTATTCAGCAACGCCTTTTTTACCAAGAACCTTTTGCAGATTAGTGATACCTTCGAGTTCTCGAGGCTTGAAGATTTCTTCTTCTTTATAGCCATTGTCGAGTAATGTTTTAGCTGCAGCTTCTGGATCCGTGATAGTACGTCTTGACGTACCCTCTACCAATTTGAAGCCTGGCCATTGCTTTTCACCGGATAAGGCTTTCTCGTAAGCGAAATCATACACGCCTTTAATCCATTTCGTGATTAAATCTTTCATCAATAAGATGTCAGACACTTCTTGGTCAGTGAGTAACTGATTGAGCTTACCGCCTTCTTTGTAGAATGTATCCAGGCATGTATTGGCCAGTGCTCGGCAGGTGTGCCGTGCTTTACAGAAGTTACAGTAGTCGCAAGGTGTACATTCGCCCTGCCCGTTCCAAGCTTTTTGGGCAATTGGTTTGACTTCGTCGCCCCAATCGAGAAGCTCTTCTACGGATAATTCGTCAGTAGATATGCTATCGAGTCTAGGCTGAACGATCGTCATACGAACTGTTTTGATGTCGTACAAGTACTCGTTAACGTCATAAGCACCTAATGCGTAGAGTCGCATTTGTGTGTTTTCGACGGCACTAACAGGAACGCCCTTACCATACTTCAGGTCAATCACTTCCAGGATGCCATCTGCTACGATTACCATGTCACCCGTACCGAACCCTTCAGGTACCCAACGAGAGAAGTCGAGCCGTGCTTCTATCATAGCTTCCGCATCAGCGGAACGAGCACGTGCTTCGTTTACCTTCTCTTCGCAGATGTCAACATATCGATTAACAGCTTCTACCATTTCAGTGGAATAGTCATCTAGCTTAGGGGGTTTTTTACCCTCTAACTTATGTCGGAGAATTGCTTCCGCCAGGTCGTGCGCAACAGTACCCTCCGCAGCATACGGAGATTGTTCATCAGGGAACATCGCCTCTAATCTTGCTGAAGGAGTACATACTAGCCACCTGGCACTGCTTGAAGCACCTAGTAAGGCGTGTTTCTTAGCCACGGCTATTCACCCATTCCATAATTTGAATACGTTGTTCATCGGTAGCAGATGTTACCTTTTCAGCACCGATACTATCTAAGAAGGCTTTGAATTCGCCTTTAGCTTTCGTTTTATCAGTAGCTTTTGCCATTACATCTTTTACTGCTTCACGAGTTGCTTCAAGGCTTGGTACTTCTACTGCTTTTTCAGGTTCTACTGTAGGCGCGGGTTCTTCTTTAACCGGCTCAGCTTTTGGAGCAGGAGCTTCTTCTTTAACTGGTTCAGCTTTCTTAGGAGCTTCCTTCTTAGCAGGTGTTTCTTCTTTAACAGGTGCACCTACAATAGATTGATATAGGTCTTTCACTTCTTGTTCTAATTCAACTGCTTTATCTACTGTAATTTTTAACTCGATCATTGTTCTGTTTCCTTTCGGTTTAACTATGTGATATACTTTAAATGGATATTTTTCTATGTGCCCTTTACGCATTGCCGTGCGTTGGGGCATTTTTTTGTGTGCCTAACTGTTCGCATTCATCAGGAATGCAGTAGTCTTTATCAGGGCACGTTGTACAGTCTCGCAATTTAATCACCTCCTTATACGCATTTAAGAATCATGCGAATCTCTTGTCCTACTAGAAGTCTGTCCTTGAACGTATCTTGCGTTCGGAAATCCTCCATGTAGACTTCAAGCATTTCGCGGTATATTTGAGCCTTAAACGTTTCAGGAGTGTCTAGTACCTCCCTATACGGCTTAAGGATTTTAACTGGTGAACCAAAGGTGTAATCGATAAATCCTCGTATCTTCAATTTTGCTTTGATATTTCGGACTTTATCATTTGACCACCCTAGTAAAGCCATTACTTCTTCATTCGTTTGTACTCCGCTTTCGTTGTAGGCGTTGTACAAAATTTCTTGTTCTGTCATTTCTGTTTCCTCTGTCTATATCTGTTTACGATGGGATGTATTTCTTTGCAGTTGTCACACACAATACGAGGCTCGCCTGTCAGGTAAGACCAGTTTGTGTAAGGACTTTTAATCTTTTTGTTGCACACCTTGCAAAATTTATCTTTTGCCATATTCTTTTACTTCTTCTAGCCAGTAGCCTGCTAGCATCCAAAGAGTAATACCTAGCAGACCTTGGCAAATACCTGTCCACAAATCGATACGGTCTATATCAACCGATCCAACTGTTCCGACTACTAGAATTGCAGCGAGAACACGCACTGCATAAATTACTTTCACCATGTTTACTCTCCTATTCGTGCCTGGCACCGTTTAGCTAGCCAAGCATTAAACGACTCAACGTGGATAAGACGTTTGCCACCACGCTTACCGATTTTCATGGACGGAAAGTCAAAATCTTGCGCCCATTCGCGGATGACCGTTTCCGGTACGCTAGCAAGCTCTGCAGCTTCCGCCACCGTAATGCACATCTTATTCATAACTACCTCCTCCGAGGGTATTCATAAATTGTTCATGTATATTTTGCATATTTTTAAAATTTAATTTGTATAATCACCTTAGAAAGGAGGTGATTATATGACACCGGTACAAGCTAAAGTGTTTGAAGCTACTAAAGAAATCGTCTTAGCATTAATCGCCAAAGAAGCTGTCAACTACAATTCCTTCAAGGATACTAATAACAATGTTGAGGCAGCGGCCAAAGCTTTTGATCACATCTACAACGAAATCTTAAAGACTGTTAAGTAACTCGTTATAGGCACGTACTGTTTCAGGTAAGGCTTCAATAGCTTTATCTGAAACATTGCCTTTTGCTGCTTCAATGATTAGCTGCTCCAGTGCATTAATCACTTTAATCTTTCTGTCATAAATCATTTGGTCCATTCCCTACCTCCTAAAATGCCAAAAGCACCAGGGATAACATTACAAATAAACTCAATCCTGCGGATAAGCCTAGCGCTAAAATCCATATGCAGCATATTCCGAGTTCAGATAATAGTTTTTTATTCATAGCTAACTCCTTAATTCCAAGATACATACACATCTGCAATTACATCGACAATGCGTTCAGCATCGGCCAGCATTTCATACTCAATATCTGTGATTTTTGAAAGCCCTAAAGCCACCGCAATAGCATTCTTACTGTGTATTTCAAATCTCGGCAACGTCCACCCGTGATTGCCACGGTTTTTACGTCTTTCACAAGGAATCCCTTGCTCCTCAGCTACCGTGCGAATATATTGAGTTAATAATTCGTGGGCGCTGAATTGCGTCATAAGTTCAAGGAAGGCTACGCGCTCTTCTAATAATCTGATTCGTGTTTCACTGTTCATCTGTTTTACCTCATTTTCTATCTAATTTAGGGTTGTAGTAATCGGTTTCCCAAAAGTCATGACTTTCAGAATCATCGACACACAACGCATAGCAGATACCAACGACTGTCGACATTTGTACGGACCTTCCTTTGATAGCTCGGTTCAATGTATCCATCGAGATTTCAGCTTGTTTAATCAGCGCCGTCTTAGTCATGCCTAACTCGTTCATGCGTTCCGTAATGGATTCGCCGAACATTCTGATTACGAATTCTTTCATAACCTATCCTCCTATTTCTTATATTAGTCTCACAAAATTCTCAATTTTGAGACTTCAAGGTAAAAAAATTTCTACTATTTCAGCAGAATTTAAACCAAGAACTGAACTTATTTTGGCTATCTCTTCAATAGTAAAAGACTTTCCGCCCTTGGACAGTCTTCGATAAAGCGTAGCTTGCTTAATTCCGCTTTCTTTTGCTAATTTTTGCATCCCTAATCCGTTAGCGTACATTAGCATTCTAAGCTTTTTCATGTTCATATATCCACCTCCTTCTTTATGACTTCCTTTAGGTTGATTTTATTCTAACTCATGTATTTATCACTGTCAATAATAATTGTCTCAGTTTTGATAAACTTAAATTATACTTAAATATTTTAGTTGCATTTTTGATAAAAATTTTATACAATACCCATATAGAATTATATAGGAGTATAAATATATGGCTACAATAGATACAGATAAAATTGGAAATAGAATACGTGAACTCAGAATAAAAAGAGGAATAAGTGTTTCCCAGATGTTGGAGAAAACCAAGATTCCAAAGCCGACTTATTATCGTTACGAAACCGCAGATGCTAAAAAACTACCTGCTGCCGCAATAAAATCTATTGCGAAAGCGCTATCAACAACACCAGAATACCTACTCGGGTTAACAGATGACGATCGATCCGCTGAATGGATTCTAGTTGATCAATTCAACAAAAATATGAGAAGGGAGGCAGAAAGAAAGGGGCAAGCTTCTTGGATGCCTTCCTTCCCATTCCAATCAACGGACAAAGTGATGCCAGCTCCTGTTCTCTCTCCGGACCAAGATGCACTTGGGGTCTTACTGAGTGTTTTACTTTCAATGCCGAGCACTTACGAGATGGACAGCGGGATTATCGGGAATGCTCTCAGCTATATAGCGAATACTATAGCAGCAAAAAATACCCAAGAAATGACGTCCTTAAACAGTTTGAACTTTGTTAGTCAATCGTTAAATTCTATTATAGAGACAATGTCGGCAGAACAAAGGGCAAGCAACGACTCTACAATACTGCCGAAATATATTAATTTCCTTCAAGGCATAAACCAACAATTATTGGCAACAATAGAAGCCATCGCTGTTGAACATCAAAAAACGGAGGCGATGTCCGCCTCCGCACACAATGGCATAATCCAATATACAAATAGATTAAAATAAAAATTACAGGGACATATAATGGATTATATAAAAAGGGAGATTTTAAAATGAAAAAATTGTTAGTATTAGCAGCACTAGTTACCACAATGAGTGTTTCCGTTGCATCCGCAAAAGAGTTTAACGGAGACCGCTGGCAGTGGTTCTATTCCAATTCAGACTACACAGGGAAAGTAGATTTGAACACATTGTCTTATGATCCTGAGACAGACACTGCCAAAGCCTGGGCTGTATGGGTTAGAACAGCAGGCATCCAAGAGCTCATATCTTATGACATATACTTTGAAGATAACTCTATAGATCCTGGGCAATACTATATTTATCAGGATGGGTCTGATACAGCTTACGTACAAGATAGCTTTCACGGACAAAACCATACAGCTGCGCCAGGCAGTGGTGATGAGGCACTTATCGCTTCTGTAAAAGGACTAGTAGACCGTGATGCTAAATTAGCCGATTACGAAAAACAACAATCAGATGAAGCACAGACTCGTGCTGAAGAAAAAGCCCGGTTAGAAAAGGCACAACAGGAAGCCAGAATCGCACAGCAAAAAGAAGCAGAACGGAAAGCTAAACATGAACGTAATCGTAGCATCATTAGAGGGATTTTTGGGATATAAAAAAGCCTCCTGTCCTGCTAAGGGGTAAGAGACTTTATGATAAAGGAAAAGGCCCTCACCTATAAGTGAGGGCCTATGTAGGGGGAAAATATAATTTCCTTTACTTTTTTTTCTGAGAGACGAACATTCCGTTCACGATTATGTCTCTACGCATTTATTATGTTTACAAGACGAGTATACCAAATACTTGTCGTCCATGTCAACGGAAAGAGGAGGAATCAAGATTGCGAACAACTAAAAAAGGCATACCGATTATAAAATTACCTCGAACTTTGTCTTTTAAGAGTAGTAATATTGTTGACTTTAATGCCTACTTATCCATCTTTGATTGGAATTTCGAAGGGCCTTATATAATCATTGATGGCCGAGCATGTACCAATGCTAACTACCAAGCGCTATCCCTACTCATCCAGTATCTTTGGTTCTTAAAATCAAAAGGGACCTTTATATCCTTTAATATTGATGAAAATACGAAATTACGAAAAATGTGGCAGCGTATCGGCGGAAGTGGTTGCTATAAAGTATTAGAAAATAGTAATGAAAACTTCAACACCGTTTATGACAAACCTATGTTTGCCATCAGAAATCAAACAACAGACGTATCTTCTGCCATTGGCAAAATACTACAATATACTTCGCAAATCGATATGGGCCTTATATCCGGGCATGAAGATACTTTACGGTATATTGTTTCCGAGTTATTATACAATACTTTAGAACACGGCTATAATCCACAAATTCCTTCTTTACTTCAATTCAACTGGTACCGTGATAAAAACCAATTATCGTTTATCGTAGCGGATTTAGGCGTGGGTATTAAACGCCACTTAGAACAAACATATCCTCCATTTTCTTCCGATACAACAGCTTTAGAAGAAGCTATAAAACCGGAAATATCGGGAACATTTGGTGCTCCAAAGGGCCCTTATAGCGCACAAAATAACGCTGGCATGGGACTATTCTTGTCATCAAATTTAGGTAAAAAACTGGAAGCCGATACCTATATAGTTTCTGGCACAGGGCTTTTGCACATCTCCCCGACGGACATCACTTCAGACACTTTACGACGTGCGTGGCCAGGTACATTCGTCTACATGACAATAGGTTTTGATAAATTTAGATCGTTTAATTTTAGTAAAGAACTAGAAGACTTACGAGCTAAAGCCAAACAAGAAGTAGAGGCCCGCAATAATAAGCCTACAGAAGTAGAAATAACGATAGATATGAATAACTATTGTGGAGAAAATTGCGAAGTCAAATATGAAGCTATTAATAGGCGAGACAAACAGATTCTACCGGCTTTAGCAAAAGGCCAAACTGTCGTATTAGATTTTTCTAATGTTAAAACCGCCACTCACAGTTTTCTTGCGGCGTTACTGGTTACACCAATAAGAAGTGTAGGCATAAAAGCGTTTAAATTAATCAAAATAAAAGGAGCCAACCCTTCAATTAGAGCGACTATTGATTTTATATTCGATAGTTACACATCAGTCGAGTAACGAGGAGATGAGCTATGCCAAAAAAACGAGCCGATGGGCGCTACCAGGTATCAAAGATGATAAACGGTAATCGTAAATACTTTTACGGTACCACCAAGAAAGCTGCTATTGCGGAACGCGATGCCTACGTGGAATCACTAGCGCAATGTGCTAACTATGATAACACCATTACCATTGAGAGATGGTGTGAGTATTGGATCCGACTTAAAAAGGATACCGTTTCACAAAACACCCTATCTTCTTATCAATATATTATTAAAACCTATATTGTGCCTTTCATAGGCTCGATACGGTTAGTTGAGTTATCAGCATTAAACATAAGAGCACTCATGGATAGCATGAGTCACTTATCTGCCAGGACTATCAGCTACACGCTAACCGTTCTTAGGGCTATCCTTAAACAGGCTATTATGGATGAGATAATCTCTAAAAATGTGGCCACATTAGTCAAGAAGCCTAAACAAGAGCGTAAGCGAGAGATGGTAACACTATCCAAGGAAGAAGTAGAAACCTTCCTTGAGCAAATTGATGATGTCGAATGGCACGCGCTATTTAAGCTAGCATTTACAACGGGTTTACGCCGTAGTGAGATACTCGGTTTAACCTGGGATGATGTCAACTTAAAGCAAAAAACACTAACCGTCAATCAGACAGTTTTACGTATCAATGAAGTCACAACTATCTCTAAAACAACTAAAAACAGCTCGTCTAGGCGTTCTATTTCGCTTGACGATAAAACTATCGCAGAGCTCCTAAAACTTCGCACATGCGTCGATAAACGAAGACTAAAAGCAACGAACTGGAGAAATAACAATCTCGTGTTCCCAGGTAAGTTCGGAAACCCTCGTGATCCAGCCAAGGTTTCTCTGAAATGTAAAAAGTTGGCCACCGCAATCGGTAGACCTGATTTTACTATGCACGATACTCGTCATACACACGCCACCTTATTATTGGAAGCCGGAGTAAACTTTAAAGTCGTACAAATGAGACTTGGCCACTCCTCGTACCAACAAACGATGGATACCTACTCCCATGTTACCCCAATTATGGAAGCCGATGTGGTAGAAAAGATTTCAAATATATTCTAATTGATGTCAAAATGATGTCAAAAGGTACCCTGACAAAAATGATGTCAAAAGAAAAACCCGCACTACTGTGCGGGTTTCTTTGGTGGACCACCAGGGGTTCGAACCCTGGACACCCTGATTAAGAGTCAGGTGCTCTGCCAGCTGAGCTAGTGGTCCATGACATGACTAATTATATGCCTCTTTTATAGGAATGTAAAGAATATTTATTACATTCCTATAAAACATGTGCATTAATATTGTAACACCCAATCTTTCATGGTATTACAAGCCTCTGTAGGGAGTAAATCACTCGTTCCTACGCAGTCTTCACCACTATATAGTTGAAGTACACTATGTGTACGACTTACCTCTTTAACAACGACATGTGTTAGAGTATCCTTAGGTACACTAAATTGCAAACCGTAACGGCCAAAATAGGTAAATACAGCTTTTACAGTATCGTACTCTATATGGACTTGAAGGAATTTACCACCAGGCCAGCATGATTCAATATTTTCTTTTGATCTTGGTTTTAGAAAATCAAAAAATCCCAT